GGCGGAATCGGTAGACGCACCAGACTTAAAATCTGTTGGCCATTGCGGTCGTGAGGGTTCAAGTCCCTCTGCTCCTATAAAAACAGCATCAAATGGCAGTAGTCACCGCTTTTCCGATCCCTATCTGCATCAAAGATCTGGAACCTGAGCAAGATATTGCTGCAGGAATGGAAGATTATGTGCAGCGTTTTTATAAGAAAAACTTAGGCGAATATAACGACTCATCAGCAAACCTTACTGGTGATGTGCGTGATGACTATCTCGTACACCTCCAGCCTGAATTTAATTGGTTGAACGAACAGATCGGCGAAGCTGCGGAAGAATATCTTTACGAGATGGGAGTTGACCTTGAGAAGGTCAATATCTATGCACAGAAATCCTGGCCTGTCGTGTGCGAAAACTCAGGTTCAATACCTTCGCACGTCCACAAAAACGCCATCATCAGCTGCGTTTTTTACCTCAATGAACCGGACAACGACTCTGGTGCCTTGAAGTTCGAGGCTGAAAACTGCATGAGCTACCTACCTCTGGTGCACAATGACACCGATCTGCACTACGACGAAGTGCGTTTGGCGCCTATTAAACACCGTTTAGTAATGTTCCCAGCGAGCATGCAACACTCGGTCGAGGATTATATCGGTGAGAAGCCACGTTTTTCGATCTCCTACGACCTGATCGTTGTCGGTTCCGAGCCGCCTGGAAGTGGCGACATCGAGAACTACATCATGGATCCTTGCTACTGGGAAAAGCTCTAGTCAGTCAAACCTAGAGCTTCAAAATCACACTCCTCTTCAGCTGGATCGTACTCAGCATCCTCCAGGATTTTAAGGAGGAAGTAGTGAAGCTTATCCAGAACCCACTTCAGATCTTCATCAGGAATATCACGAACAATCGCGTTCAACCGGAGATCCTTGGAGGGGATTCGAACTTCTTCAGCGACCAGCTCTATGGCTTTATAACGCTGTTTATTAATATCACCAAGCATATTAATCAGCCATAGTAAGGTCAACCGAGCCGTCGCTTTCGTAGCGCTGTTCGTCAACACGCTGCTTTACGATAGCCAGGACCTCGAGGGCACCTGTCACTTTCAGGTACACTTCCTTGCTTCGCATCAAACCCTCTTCAGCTGATCTGATTTTCTCACTCAGCTCCTCTAGCTGCGTTTGCAACTGCTTAGCAGTGTCCTTGAAAATCTCTTCCATTTGGCTCTCGATTTGATGTCAATATAGCTCAACATTCTCTGAAATTCAGCCAACCCATGGCACCAGAACCGCCTCCCTGGAACAGGCGACGGTCAAGTAGCTCCATGTCGTATCGGATTTCTTGACCTGCACCCTCCGTCAGATCATCCCAGAAACCATTGAGTAAGTTCAGCTTTCCTAAGGGATCCTGGATTATCCAATCCTTGCTGTCGTAGCCATAGATAGCCACGAAATAAGTCAGGCCCCTGGGTTTCAGATACGGTCCTTTACTCCAAAGCCCAGCAATGACTGGCTTGCCCTCGTCGATTTCATCTTTGATCTCGTCGTAACCAAGGGTGTGGCTAAATGTCGCAGTCACACCGATGTCTTCCATTGCGGCTCTGTGATGCCGTCGGTAGGCGCCATGCCCATATCTATGGACGACATCGGCATAGTCTGAGCACTTTTCAATGCCACCTAATCCCAAATACATCAAAGCAGAGGCAATCGACTTCGTTTGACATATACGGCGTTCCTTCACACCTTCAGTGTCCTGATAAAGGTATGGGTAATCTTTCAAGAACCGAACGCCATCCACCTCTTCACAGAGAATCTTTTCCGAGGTGTCCTCTTCTTCCCAATCAGCGTTCCGTATCCACCACTCGCCAAACGGCGTCGAGAAAAGAGTGTGATCATCCCTTTCATCGATCACTTCACACCTTGGCATACGGCGCGTTTGAACAACCTTTGCCTTTTCTTCATTTTTTAACTTTTTTCTCGGTATTGGCCTCTTCTTCAGGTGGCAGTGCGTTTTAAAAACTATGTTCACTTAGTCGGGGGTTGAGAGTCCTTATCAGGCACTGTAAACTTTTTCTCAGTCTTTTTACCATCATCCTTTCTACTGATTCCATATACAGCCAGGACCGATGTCACCAGTGACGAGATGAAAGCCGCGTCGATCTTCGCGTAGCCCATATAGCTGGCCGTCAACATAGCCAGTGCCCACGATAGGACGCCTGCGGGAACAAGCGTTGACAATAACTCTCTAAAAGAGAATTGGGATTCTTCATCTTTCATGGGTATATTTTAGACTAAATGTGTTTCTACTAATATCAGAATACGGACGAGGATCTATTATGTGGCGTGCACTTTTTATTCTCGCATTTGCGGGGGCGCCTGCATATGCTGACATCACAAGCCGGCTCCAGAGCTCGATTCAACTGACCGTTGATGCTGCGGCAACGAATGTAAGCCGTGTAGGTAATTCGTATAGCGTTTCTGGGACGGGAGTAAGCACAACAGATGGCACGAATACAGGTGCTGTCGGTTCCTTGAACATGACCACTGGCGTCTCAGCCGGGCCATCAATCACTGCAACACAGGCCACCAGCGGAAACGCGTTCAGCTTCTCTCAGTCCTATACACAAGGTGATGCCATCCCGACGAGTGCAGTGACTACTGGGGAGGTGGCTAACTTCTCGGACATCACTTCAACTTCCGCAGGCACCGCAGGAACTCTCGCTGGCACAATCACGTCGGCTGGTGCTGTATCTGTGACAGCAGGTGGCGCGGGAACAAGTGCAACAGGACAATACGTCTCGGAGATTACCGTGCGATAGATGGACCGCTTACATGAAGGCATAGCCCTGGGATTTGTCCTTGGAATCCTTCATGGGATGATGCAACCTGGGTATTCAGTGCCGGTAGTCCCAAACTTTACTCAGGGAAGCTTGACGTCAAAGACAGAAACAACCTCTGTTGTGACTGAGACAATAAACTCGATGGACTACAACACTGGCTACCAATATTCCGTAACAGGCACTAATATACAGAACACAGGCAACAGTATTGCTCCCTCAACCACTTCAGGCAATAGCAATACTATTAACGGCGTCACCAGTACATGGACAACACTGGATTCCGCAAACAAGCCCAGCTGGTCGATCGTCGACAATACGAAAGGCTTTCAGTTTACGGAGACGCTGCAAGCTCCGGGGCTTGCAAATCACACGATTATAAACAGAACTACGGAGATAAGAAGCGTCACGGAAAGTACTTCCATCTTCTCACAGTAGGTGTACTTTCTCTATTTGTTAATCCTTCGTTGGCTGCTGATGTCGGTGGCGTTAGTGCTACTGCTAACCCTATTGCAAATAGTAGTGGGAGCGTGACAAACCAGGCGATCCAAGTACTTCAGGGTCCTTATATCACTAACACCTACGGGAACGGCATCCAATGTCAAGGCCCCACGTTAAATGTGACGCCATTTATGACAAGAACTGGATCGTTCCAGCTCCCTTACGAAGATTACTATAACGATCCTGTTTATGATACAAGCGACCTAAATGATGATGGAGTGATTGATAATCCGGGCAAGATTTTATACCATCGTCCAATTAGAACTGGACAAAAAAGTAACTATAGTTGGAACGGAGGATTGTCTGCAACCTTATCAATACCTTTAGATGGAGGCCTGCAAGCTCGATGTAAACGTGCAGCAGAAGCACAGATAGCATTGCAAGAGCAGATGCTTGCTAATCGAAGATTGGATTTTGAGATCGCTAGATTAAAAAATTGCGGTGAATTAGCTAAGGCCGGAATTACTTTTAGGCCAGGTAGTCAATTCGCAAAAGTCTGTGCTGACATCGTCGTGACGATGCCAAATGAAACAGTGGCACCACACGTTCACCCTATTTCTTTAACGCCCGCCGTAACTCACGAAGAGCACGATTCCGATCACGCTGGGCAAGACGTCTCTCTTGAAGTGATTCCATTTTCTGGGGCTTCCCACGCAACGCAGAAATCTTCTTCATTGCCTTCTTCACAGCAGGTTTCACCAGCTTTAGAAGCAAGTCGGCAAGCGGCTTTGCTAGGAGGGCCGCTGAGGTCGCGACAACAGCAATAGATGCAGTCGTTGTCACCTGCTGAGGGGAGGGCAGATAATCTGTGATCGTGACAGTGGGTTCAGAAACTTCTGTTTTTACTGGCTTTTCTTCGACTTTCTCTGGAGGTTGTTTCGTTTCTGTTTTTGATTTTTCCGACTTTGTACCTGGGACTGGTGCGGGTCCAGGGATTTCCGGAGCATCTGGTAGTGCCGGTGGTTCAGGCTTGTACGAAGGAACTGGTGCCTCTGTGGTGTAAACCAAATCCTCTGGGGTGTAATCCAAAGGTGTAAAAGAAGGAGCCCCTGCGTCGCAGTGAGTCACAACCCCATTGGGGTCGTCCTCCATGATGGAATTAGATTTACCAGACTGAGTATGTGCTTTGACACAGCCTGGTAGTTGAATTATTGGTGTACCGAGATCCACTGTGACAGGAACCTCGATGGCGCTTACCACTGGAGGTTTGACCATCCAGCTGTGAATCCTGACAGGCGGGAGGCTGTTGATACCTATGTCAGGTATATCAGGCATTTATCCCAAAGGGATAGCAGGTCCGGTTTGTTTCGGAAGTGCTTTCAACTGATTGTTGTGTTGAAGCTGCATCTCTGGCTTCACCTTATCGGTGAACATCGAATCCATATTCCCGGTCAGAGCTTCGGTCTGCTTACCAAGTTGATTCGTCAGCTGACCACTGATGCTTTTAATCAGAGCTTCTTTTTGCTGTTCGATAATCTTATCTTTGTTCAGGTAAAGATAACCGATCAGCAGGTTTGGAGCTAAAGCAAGAAGGGCCGTGACTGAAACGAGGATTTTCAGAATCATTCTTCAGAATCAGCAGGGTCAGGCGTGTTGCCTTCAGCAACCCACTCAAGGTACTGCGCCCATTCAGGAGTGCCATTGTCAGTACCTGACAAATATAAAACGCTGCCATCCTCTAATACTTTTTTGACTCCGTATTCAGAGCCGTCAAGACTAAGTGTGATCTGATAAGACATGATTAAAGCTCCGCGCTGGCCGTAAAGGTATTTGAATAGTAAGCGTTAATGTTTGTTCCTGTTGTAATAGTCCCAAACAATCTAAAACCGTTTCCAAAAACGGCTGGAGCACCAATAGAACCAAAGTTTACATTTTCCGAAGGAGTACCAAGAACAACATTTGGATTATTTGCTCGCATATAAGTATTGAAATTTTGAGCGCTGCCGACAAATGCACCTGTGCTGCCAAACCCGATAATCCAACATGCTCCATTTTGGTAATACCTTTGGCATTTAGCAATCTCATCGGTAATGTTTCTGTGCTCAAATACTGTGGCGACATCGCCAACTTCTAATTGCACTCCAGTGAGTTGCCAAGTAGCAGAGCCCGTCAGAGAAAGATTCACGTAAGACGATTTCCTGTAGTCCTCACCGGCGTCCCATGTATCAATTACATCGCTTTCATAATTAGTACCCATGCCAAGATCCCATATAGGAACCAACCCAATACCGCTATTAGTCAACCAAGTTCCTGATGTGTCGCCGGGAACAGTAATTGTCTTCCTTTCCCATGTGTTTGCACTGTTAATTGTGTATGACGTATGACGAACGCGAGTGCTACCATTGTTTGCAAAACCAATCCCGTAAGTCCCCGTAACGCTGGATTTCACATAAAAGGAAAGCGTAAATGTCTTTGCATTTGAACTGCCAAAGTTTAGGTTTGCAGAATTATAGCCCTCAATAGCTTGCAACACATAATTTGTGTCTCCAGCTTGCCTAGACGAGTTCGCTGAAGTAATCGTTGCTTTTAATGAATTTGAGAAGCCTGCTGGAGCATCTGTCTCTTGTGAATAAGTAATAGTGGTGTTTGCGCTTGCATTGCACGCAAATCGATCTACTCCAAAATTTCTATCATTATTAGTGGAAAAGCTTGTTCCCCGTTGCGCAATGCGCATGTCACCGTTGATAATCAGATTGCGATTACTCAGCTGACCACCGTTAATATCCGTAATCTTGGCATTAACACCGCCGCCACTCGGTGATTCGATATTCGTAACCTTGAGCGTCGACATCGCTTACCTCTAGTTAGGTCTATTATAAGTTGTTTTATTTATTCAGCTAGGCTTCACAGGCCAGGTGGGGTTTGCTGGATCGCTGGTCTTGTCAGGAAGATCCCTGAGCGCTTGGCGATATGTCCGCATGTCTTCGCTCAAGGTAACGTCAGACAACGCCAGATAGTCAGTCTCCGCAAGCAGTTGATTGCGCTTAGCACGGAGTTCCTTCATAGGAATCAAAGATTGAAGACGGCTCATTTCCGCTTCAATTTCAGCAACTGAGGGTTGATCAATTTCAGTAGAGTGCCAAATCAGATTGGCAAGATCTCCACCAATGATTCCGAAATCGGCCCCAGGGGCAAGACTTCTGATTGCGTCAGATCTTAAGGACATCAGCCTAGCTCCACAAGTGTGATTGTTGACGTTCCATTGACCAAGCCACCGTCATATTGAAAAAACGCTGTACTAGTACTGGCATAATTTCTAGCCTGTGTTTTGTATGTCAGCTGAGAAGTACCTGCCGACCTGTTGTCGTCATTGTAAATCAAGGCTTTATGTTCGTAAAGATTTACCCCTGTTACACCTGATGCTTGTGAAAACACATCAAACGGACCAGTTGCATCACCAACAGGATCGTAGACAGTGGTTGAGCCTCTTAAAATCCTGATGCCAAGACCCGTAAAAAAAGTGGACGCAGCTAGCGAGAGGTATTGCTGGTTGACAATCACTAAAATATCACTGTCAGACTTTAGCGGCGTTATGTTTGCCGTCAAATTTGTATCCGTATAAGTAGTTCCGGTGATTTCTGCTTCTGTTGTTGTTTCTGCATAAACGATCTGAAGAATTGCTGTATCTCCAAAAACTAAAGATCCTGCAGTTGATCCGTTCCTTAAAGACTGAAAGGCACTGCCGTTGCTGGTTGGCAACGTAAGGGTGTTACTACCCGCTGCAGCTGGGGCATCGATCTCAGTAAAGCCTGAGCTGCTTCCGTTAAGTCTTAAGGTCATTCTGCTGCCTCCAGTGCTGCAACTTTAGTTTCTAACGTTTCAATCGCTTGATGTTGACGTTTAATCAGATTCAACAAGTGAGGCACAAATCTGTCGTACTGAACGCCTTCGGCAATAGGCTCGTCTAATTCAACTTCATTGATCGTTCCATCCTCTGTTGATTCTGCTTCATGCGTTTTCCAGAAAACAAGGCGAGGATCAACCGCCGCTACGTCTTCAGCAATAAAACCGTAGTGACTCCAATCAGAATGTTTTGTATCCCCTGGCGCAGTAGAGCGATACCATACTGGCTCAATGTTTAAAATAGCATCTGCATAACTATCCTCAAGCGTCTCGATATTTGTCTTAAATTTGCGAGAAGATGTTGACCTGTACACAAAACCGTCAGAGTTCTGGAACATATTTGCTCCAGATACAGTCGTTAAGTTGTAAGGTGAAACAGCAGCTATACCAGTATTAAAAGCTCCGTCATCTCTTAAAATATGCAGAATAGTGCCAGCTGAGTTGCGACCAACAATGGTGCTGCTTGCGCTTCCAGTACCTGCGCCTTGAACATACAATCGCGTGTCAGCGTTTTCAAGAACACTTCCAATGTTTGTATTGCCAAGACGGTTAATCACCATCCGACCCGTCGGAGTAGACGCCCCATCCGCAGTAGTGGAAAACACTAAGCGGGTTGGCATGTCGTCTGAGCCAGGAGTGCTGTCAACAAATGCAGATATTCTGGCCGCATCAACAAACTCAGCTCCATCATTCCCTTGAAAACCAATAAAGCCTAATTCACTATCATCGATAACAGCCGTATTCCCGCCTATAGATCCACTCCTTTGGTGGCCCAAAATTAAATAGCCACCCTCTCCACTATTGCTGCTAGATGAAAAAATTGCAGCTCCTCTAGCGCTGCTGGTAGTACCTTCAATTTGAAACGCCTGACTGAGGGATTGATTAAACGTATTACTACGCGCAGTAGACGTACCAACTAACAGCTGCCCCGAGCTATCAACCTTTGCCGCAGTGCTGCCGTTTGTTGAAATATTTACTTCGTTCGTACCAAAGAAAATACCGCTATCGGTATCATCACCTGTCAACGCAGGAGCCGCAGCTGTTCCATTTGTGACTTTAAGTGGCGTGATGCCGTCTGTTCCGCTGATAGTAATTGCCATAATTTACCTCAAATCACCACCCAACTTGAAGATGACGGAATAGTAACCGTGACCCCTGAATTAATTGTAATCGGCCCCGCACTATGGGCGTTCCGGTTCGTAGGAATAGTGTAACTCGTATCTACCGTTTGCTCATTCAAGAAAAAGACGTGGTTACCTGCACCACCTGTGGCGCCAGTAAAGTTTGACGCTAGCTTTGCTTCAGTGACCGTTCCGTCAGCCGGGGTATTGATGTCGACCGAGTCCCCTTGCATGACTGCAAAGAAGGAAAGACCTGACCCCGGGGGCGTCGTAAAAGTGATCTGACTGCTGGCTACGGTGTAGTCGACACTTGGGTTCTGAATTACACCACCGACTGACACCGTGAGCTGAGAGGTACTAGCAGGAGTAACAGCAATCCCACTTACCTCGAGGTCAAATGTTGCTAGCGTTCCGTTGAAAGAACCGGAGATGTCATCGATCTCACGGTTCTGACCACGTGCTACGCCTCTACCGATGTATGGCACAGTGAACTACCTCTTGATCACTCTATTCTAAAGGAGTAAGTCTTTTGTCCTTACTCCTCTCCGGGGTCGGCAGGGAGAGGCGTGTTGCCTTCAGCGACCCACTCAAGATATTTCTGGTAGCGAGTGTTATCGGGGTCTGGAGGAATTGAAATACACGTGCCTACAATACCGACACTCGGGTCTCCGATAGCGGTAGGAGAAGGATTAGTTATCAAGTAGTATTGAATAGTCATAATCAAAGCTCCGCTTCAAGAGTTACATCCGCACCATTACCCCAAACTGCTGGGGTCTGACCGGATGAAGTAACGACACCGGTCGTGCTGGTTATTACGGTGAACACCGCCATCCTTACATTCGATTCTCCTTGAATGGTAGGCGTTGATGTCACTGAATACCATGCTACATCCTCAACAAGTAAATTACCGTTGGTAACAGCGTCAATAGCAGGAGTAGCACGCATTGGCGTATGCAAATGATGGTTAATAATTGCCCGGTCGCCTCCGGAATTATTGACCCAGATGCCCATTGCTATCCTGCCACCCCCATACCTTTGGCAGTACCGATAACATTTATCAAGCTCATCGCTGACGTTTAGGTGCTCATACGGTGTTGCCTTTTCGCCAAGTTCTAGCTGAATACCAGTGATCAACCAATCATTGCTGGTAGAGGCCATCAGGTTCGTACTTGTTGGATGACGATTAGTAGCATTAGAACCCCAAGCATTTTGATTTGAAGATCCTCCCTTACTGCTGCCAATACCTAAATACCATCTAATTTCAAAACCAGTACCAAAATCATCATTTATAGTGCCTGAAGTATCTCCAGGGATTGTAATTGTTTTGTATTCCCAAGTATTCGCCGTAGCAATATTGTAAGTAGTTTGGTATGCCCTTGTAGCATCAGATTGATAAATAAAGAAACCAAAATCACCAGTAAGAGCAGATTTAACCCAGAAAGAAACTGTTATCGATTGAGCTTCAGAAGTGCCGTAACGCAATCGCGTCAAATTTTGTGCTTCGATCCGCTGCTGGAACCAAATTTCATCATTTGAACCCAACGATGTATCGGCAGTTGTGACATCAAATTTAAAACTTCTTGCAAAACCTTTTCCACTAGGAACATCGGTGACCTGCTGACCAGTAGCCGCGCCGCCTTGAATTTTTGATGCCCATCTGTCAGTGATAAATTTTTGTGTGCTGCTTAAGGAGACCGCAGATCCCTCATTTCTTTGATCTATCTTGTGCTCCCCATTGATAAACAGGTTGCGATTACTTAACGTACCGGCAGTTGGAAAAGTATTCCCGTGAATCGTCGTAGGCTCTAGATCACCATCAAGAGTAATCTTGTCATTACCTGCATCGACGACAAATAAGTTTGCTTTCGTATCGCCTTCTACACGGAAATCAACATCATCACCGTCTTCATTGAAGACAATTGCAGTAGGCCCAAAATCAGCAATCTTATTGTTGTTCGAGCTGACAGACGTGATCCCAGTACCGCCTCGGAATAGGCCAGTATCAAGGTCCTGGTTGAAGGTAATCGAGGGCGTACCGGCATCACCATCAGGGAATGCATGGCCTGCTGTCACATAGTCGGCGCCAGCAAGAATGACACCGAAGAAGGACTGACCGGACGCTGGAGCCGCACTGAAGACGATGTTCGTACCAGTCAGCTGGAAGCCGTTAGTTCCCGTTCCATCTGGTTCCTGGATGACACCACCGACAGAAATCAGGCAGTTCTCCGAAGCGATCGGGAAGGGAACTGGTGAAACACCACCAACTTGAAGGGCGAACGAAGTCGTAGATCCATTAAAGCTGGAGCTAATATCATCAATGCTTTGATACGTACTCTGAGCGATCTGCGGGCTCTGGCCGATATATCCCATGATGTAGATCTATTTATTCATCTATTGTATTAGGGCCTGACGTAGAGGGTTTACGCGGCCAGACGACTGATTCCGGACCAGTCTCTGCATAGGTGGTCGGAATGTCGCGAAGGGTCTGACGATAAGCAGCCCATTGAGCCTGGTCAACAGTGCAGCCAGGGATCATTGTCCAGTCGGATTCTTGGAGGAGTTCGTTACGTTTTATACGTACATGCTCCCAAGTGTTAGTATCTTCAGCAGGTTCAGGCGTGTTGCCTTCAGCGACCCACTCAAGGTATTCCTGGTAATCGCGGTTGCCGGGGTCAAACGGAATCATCGCTCCGTCAGCTATACGGCAAACGCACTGCACAGGTGCCTCAGGCGCGTCTGTGGGAAAGTGTTTATACATTGTCAAAGCTCAGCATCAAAGTTTGCATAGTCAACATAAGCTGATATATTTGAGTCTACATAAAAAGTAGTGTGCGTCCTGCTATTTGCGTCTGCATTGGTCATTCTATTGGCACCTGTAACTGTTCCGCTGCCTGTTGGCGTCACACGCATTGTAACAGGGTGATGAAAAGTGGCTGTACTCCGATTTGAGTTCCACTGATTGCAGTAAACTCTTCCAACTCCATTAACTTGCCAGTAATACCGCTGACACCTAGCAAGCTCATAATCGAAGCTCCTTTGCTCAAACGGTGTCGCGGTGTTGCCGACTTCTAGCTGGACACCAGTGATAAACCAGTTGTTGTTTGTACTTTCTAACAAACGAAGATTATCAGAATCAGTTGCTGTATTTGTGTTGTTTACCCAACTATTTGCCGTAGCACCGTCTCTACTTGTTCCTGCAAGCTGCCACCATTGTATCGCAACAGCAAAATTCTCATTGATCACCTTTGTCTCAGTTGTTGCTGAATCAAGGGTGATAGAGGCGGTTTTACGTTCCCAAGTATCTGCAGTAGAAATAGAATAAGTAAAATTGTAAACTCTAGTATTTCCGTCCCCCCACGAGCTACCGTTGTCGCTTAATTTAAGCGCAGCAGAAAATGTACCAGTCCGATTAGATTTTACATAAAAACTAATAGTTACTGTATCCGGATTTGCTTGAAAATACTTTAAAAAACTTGTATCGTAGCCTTCCAAGGCTTGATAAACGCTCATCTGTGCGTTTGCATCAGTAGAAGTATCGGCTGTCGTGCAACTAAGCTTGAAGCTTTTTTCAAACCCATCAGGGGCATCAGTGCTTTGATCTACTTGATAGACACCACTACCCAAGTTAAAAGTATGTGCCCGGAATCTGTCTAAATAATAAGCTCCTGAAGTTTGCGAAGTGAAACTCGTGCCTCGCTGCGACACTTGCATCGCACCATTGATGATCAGGTTTCTATTACCAAGCTTGTCAGCAACACTATCCCCTAACCGCTGTCCATCAATATCAGTTAATGGCATTATTGATTACCTCCTTAGGTTTGCTCAAGGTAGCTAACAGAAAGATCCAACGCAGTGGCCGTGTCAGCACGTGCCCTCAACACATCGCTGGATTCCATGATGATTTTAGAACCTGAGATGATCTCCAAAGATCCACCTCCAGGAACAGGGGCGTTCCTAATAATATAGATGTCATCACCCGTATTTGTCACGAGATAAATATCAACGTCAGCACTGGTGCCGGTCTTGTTCGAGACCAAGATACTCAGAAGAACGTGAGTCGCACTGGCGCCAGCAGTCAAGATATTAGTGGCGGTGTCAGTGATAGCCGTGGTTACCAGGCTTGACTTAGTAGCGATCTTAAAAGTGTTTGCCATATCAGCCTAGAGCCACAATTAATGCAAGGTTTGATGTGTTTTCAAAGTTCCCAGTGACCGTAAGATCACCTGTAATTGAAACGTTACCTGGGATAGTTACAGCGCCTGCTGCGTCTATTGTAAGTCTAGCAACTCCACCGGTCACGAGACTAATTTGATCCGGGCCACCACTAATAATTCCAGTGTTGGAATCAGTGGCGAACTTAAGAGCACAACTTGTTAGTGAACCAAGTGAAAGTGCTGAGTTCGTTCCATCTTCTCTGAGAAGCGGGAAACCTCCAGCCTGTACTCCATCGTGGACGACTGTACTGTTCTTATCAGTATCTACAGTGACTTCACCCGAAGCACCAGTGAAGCCTGAGTGCTGGGCTGTTGAGCCTCTGCGAAATTGTACTTGGGTTGCCATAACTCTATCCTAATGCAACTGCAATTGCGGTAGCAAAACTTTCGGTGGAGATTGTTCCATCGGTATCAGGAACAGTCATAGTTCGGGTATTACTTGCAGTAATGCCTGAACATTCAAAAGCAAGCTTTTTGGAACTGTCACTGTTATCACTAATCCTGAAGGTATTATCAACAAAAGTTCCGCCGGGAATCGTCGAAGCTGAAGTCAATAATGTGCCAGTTTCATCCGGCACTGTAATAGTCCGGTTGTCGGCGAGTGCTGCTGGTGTTAGCGTAATCGCCCGAGAACTGGATCCGCCACCACGTCCATTAATAAGGATTGCATCTTGCGTTGAAGCCTGCTCGAACCGCTGTCCAGATGCATTTCGGAACGTGTTCGATGCCGTGAACGTCTTAGTGCCTGAGATCGTTTCATTGACATCTCTAAGAGAGACCGTGCCTCCAGCATTCGGTAATACAATTGTGCGGTTGGCACCCAAAGCTTCAGGTGTAAGGGTCACCGCATAAGAATTACTACCGCCACCACGACCATTGATGACAACACCGTCGTTCGTCGCGGCCTGTTCAAACCTTTGACCGGATGAATTCCTGAATGTGTTGTTGCCCGTGAAGGTCTGGTCAGTGCCCAGGACAACGATCGTGTCGTTTACGTCCTGAACAGTCAAAGTCCGCGTTGTGGATGTAGTGATACCACTTAAAGCAAACGCCAACTGCTTCGTGTTGTCCGTGGTATTACGGACTCTGAAGCCGCCATCATTCGTGACCACTGCGGCCGACGTCACTGACGTCAAACCAGCAAGGGTAAGTGTGGAAGAACCCAGAGATACAGCACTCGTGCCGATCGTGATAGAGCTATTGGCAAGCTGACTATTGGGAATGGCACTGGTCCCAAACTCACCTGTGCCGTTGTTGTAAGTAAGTCCGGAACCTGTAGCAACACTTAACGATGTAAGTAAAGCGACGGTTCCGCCTGCATCTGGGAAGACAATCGATCTGTCTGCAGTCGGATCGGTAACTGAAAGTGTAGTCTCATGCGCGTTCGCAGATGAGCCCTCAAAAGTGATGCCCGATGAGTTGAGGAGCAGTCCATTGGCAGCATCAGCAGCACCTACGCGAACCGTAGTTGTTCCTTCGAGTGTCGTCGAAGTGAGGCTGGTTAAACCTGCAATAGTGGTTGCAGTAGCACCTAATGAGATAGAGGTTGAGCCGACAGTAATATCGCTATTCGCCAAATTAGAGTTGGCGATAGACGAACCTGTAGATAAAATCGTACCTGTGTTATCAGGTAAGGTCAGTGTTCGATCTGCTGTGGGGTTGGCGACCGTTAAGACTGTCTCATTCGCATCAGCACTTGAACCTTCAAAGGTAATACCGGAAGAATTCAAGAGGATGCCATTGGCAGCATCAGCAGCTCCAACACGGACGGTAGTAGAACCCTCGAGAGTTGTAGAAGTTAGTGAAGTGAGACCTGCAACTGTTGTAGCTGTGCCTCCTAACGAGATGCTTGTCGAGCCAAGAGTAAGAGAGCTATTAGCGAGCTGACTATTAGGAATAGCATTGGTACCAAATTCACCACTTGTTGAGTTGTAGGTGAGTCCAGAACCTGTTGCAACACTCAAATGTGCACGGACTTCAGAAGGGGATGGACCTAAGTAAGTGATAACTCCAGTACTACTGTTGTAGCCAAGAGAACCATCTCCACCCGAATCTGTAACACTAATAGCACTTCTGGCTCGTGCAGTAGTGAAGTACTGGTTAGAAGAACCTTCACTCAGATCATCTGTATCATTTCCGGCAAAATCTAATCCATCAGTCGGAGTATTGACCTCTTGGAAGAGACCAGATACTAATGCAATTGCCTTTCTAGTTGCCATAATATTAACTTAATAAGATCGGAGGTTCCAATTGAATGGCAAACTCTGTAGTTGAAGTGGCTTCACCGACTCTGACTACATAATTACCTGCGCCAGTAGGTGCAGTCGTGGTGATCGCTCCTGCACTTGCGGCAGAGAGAAAGTAGTGATCACCAGCATCAAGACCCGTCATCGCCTCAACACCAGTCACCAGGACTTTCACTTCCTCACCTGAAGCTTTGGTTGTGTCTGCAATACCAACTACATAGGCCTTATCAAGAGTGTCGTTTGCAATAGCTTTACCTACCTGTCCGTCGCTCGAACGCATGTACAAAGCGTCACCCTGATCGACTGCTTCAAAAGTTGTAGCATTAAAGCCGACCCTGAAAGGAATAAAAGTGGGGAAACCGTCTTTAAGATCAATCAGCGCGTCGACGAGGCCACGGTAGTTCGGCGCATAAGGTGCTCGAGTCATCGTGAAACCATGTCCAGTCATCAGGTCAACAAGTACCTGTAGAGCTCCTTCTATATTGGGCTCGTAGGCAACTGCCATATGACCATATACTTTTCCATTATTCTAAATTGTTGAACCCTTTAGAATAATGAGATGGGATTTATGCTGTGACTCCAGAAATAATTACAGCTGCAATTACTGGAGGTATCGGTGCATTTACCGGTCTCTCGCGTGCTCTTAATGCGTTCAGCAAAAAACTAGATCGTCGCTTCGAAAGAATAGAAGACGACATTGATATGCTCCACGATCGACTCGCGAGAGAGTACGTATTGAAAGAGGACTTTTTACGCGAGATGGAAGCCGTTCACAATAAACTCGATCGAATTCTCGATCACCTTTTGAAGTCTTAGACTGCTGTCCAGGCTGAACCGTTCCAAATAAACAGGCCAGGAATCGCAGTGTCGTAGTGGAGTTGACCGTCCACAGGACTCGTCGGCTTACCTGAGCTGACAGAGGCCACTGCTTTGGGTGTCTGGAACGCACTGCCGTCGTGGATCTTGAGGATATGAGTGCTCGATGTGTCAAGCCAGTTCTCTCCTTTGCAGAAGGAACCGAATCCTGCCGAAGGGGTGTTGGGCTGGCTGGAGCCCACAAAGGTCGGGCCAGCTTTGATGAGGCCGGTAGACGGTGAAGCCGCATCATCCTTGAAATAAAGCCCGGGATCGCCTGCATTGAAGTTGATGCAGAGCTCTGCCTCACCGATTCGTGCTGGTGTGGGACGATCATGTAAAACTTTTGATCGACGGCTCAAAATCTGGATCGTCATGATTAATTATTGATATAGAGGCCAGAATCAACCAAGATTGGTTGAGGTAAGAAGGGAGAATATGTTCGACAGTCTAGTTCACTTGAAGTACCAACTGAAACAGGCGTACCGTTGACATAAGTACCTCCGTCGATCTCACCAAACTGGAAATCACTGGTGTAATCAGTCAGAGGCTGATCCAGCATGCCAATTTTGGTGTCCTGAATGATATCTGGATCAATATTGAACAATTTATTCATCATTTGCAGCATATTCATCGTCGAATTGACCGTTCTGCCGCTTCTATCCAGTTCACCTGCTTCATTTCGACGAATGGAGTCGGTCATCATCATGCTGACTAAATTATCGTCAAAATTTCCCACCTGAGTAGGCTGATTTCGGTCACCGCTAATTTCTTTTGCACCTGACCAGGGCATTCCGTAACTCATCATCGACATTCTTTCAGCCTGCATACGGATTCGGTCGTTTTCTTTCTCAAGCTTGTCGTAAAAACGCTCTAAAGCCACACCTAGAGGCTGATCGTTAGGCTCGAGCAGCCAACTGCCTACATATTCATGGTTTTTAAGGTTTCTCACCACGCAATAGCCCAGAGTTGTGTTGCTGAAGGGGTAAACAATCTTGAAATTATCTTTATCTACAACTTCTGAGACCGTATATTCACCGTCAATCGCACTTCCGCTCGTAAAATCAAGTCGAATCCTTGTATTAACACCGAGACGATGGTCCGTGGCGGTCACTGTGATATTCGGGCCACCATCTTGGCTGTACAGAGCCGATAAATTGATGGGTTCATTGCCTTCATCGTGGACAATCGACCACATCGCAGCATAAATATGCTTGCACCACCGCGTTTGATAGTACATCAGGTTCGGATATGAGAACTCACTACCGTCCTCATACGTCGGAAGGTTGTAGAAGTTATTTACAGCTACATATCCAAAGTCACTGTAAACACCAATATCATCACGGGTGTCAATTAGATCGCCTTCGCGGTCGATTCGCTGTCCTGGCTTAACACTGTTCAGTTGAGTGACAGGGAACTTACGTTTCTGCGCCTCCGAATAAAGATTAAAGTTGTCACGACGCATAAAATCTTGACAACTGCACTGGTAACGAACCTCAGTGGTCAGATATCTGTTAACTTTGAAGCCCCGATGCGCTGGAGTGACTGTTGTGGGTTTATTATCAATGACCTTTTCTCCATAGCTGTCATCACGCTGAAATAAGATCTCATTTGTATCTTTGTCAGTGCCTGTGACTGTGTAACCCACGTAGTCTTCATAGTCATAACCACGGATTCTTCGGTTAACGATGGCAGTACCAAACGTAGTGCCCGCCGCAACTGATGTCACAGTAAACTGAGTGGCGCTAGTAACAGTCACATCGTATAGACCCGGTATCGCAGTCCCTGATGTAAACACCATAAGAACTTCATTACCTGTTGCTAGACCGTGTGCAGCAGTACAGTTGACCGTAATTGTGGTTAGTGACTGAGAATAAGTTGCAAAAATGCCAGGATCACGTTCGATTACACGGTCAGCAAGACGTTCGCCGGCAAAAAAGTTGACGGGTGTAGGGATAAAACGTATTTGAACACGCATTTGCTCCCAATTAAGGTCACTAAAAGTAGTTTCTTTGCGGTAAACAACGTTTCCACTTGTCGTAACAGACGCTGCAGCGGTACAGGTGAACGTATTTTGCGTAGTCCCCGTAATTGCAAGCGTCGCATCAATACCAGAACCCGTTGTGAAATCTAAAAAGACATCATCACCTGTTTCCAAACCATGGTCGTTCGAAGTAACCGTTATAGTCGTCCCCGATTGTGAGTATGTGCCCGAAACTTCACCCGTTAAATACCGTACGGCAGTAATCGGAAGACCAAAGTTATAGAAACTAAAGCTATTGGCGTCACGAATCCCCACCATCTGCGTTCCCATCTCAGGCGTAGAGCTTGGAAAGGTGAAAACACGGGCAGGAATGAACACTCCAGGGAACTGCTGAAATGCTACATACATTCTGAAGTCGCCACGGGTATTACGATCCTTAGAACTTGTACCCATGTATGTCTGGGTAATGCTGTAAAGATCGTATCCACGTCGCCAACGTGACCAGAGTGAGTCCCTGTTGTAAAACTTGGTCTCACTATCGTAGTCTTCATTATCAGGCTGAAAATCGTACAGCCTTGATTTAAATTTTATATCTGTGTTCGGCTTAAAGTTTGTCTGTTTCTCAAACTTCTTTGCGTACTTGCCATCAAAGCTCTGGCTTGAAGAACCAAACCCACCAACTTCAAATGGCATAACCTTAAATCAATAGAAGCCGCCTTGAATGCCGACGTAGAAACCGTTGGTCAAAGCCGTAGAACCGCTCACAGCTGCATACAAAGCCTGGCCACGCTTGAGCATCAGTCCGCGTTGCTTCGGTGCGATCTGGCTATTTGCACTATCGAAGTTGGCACCAGCCTGAACCACAGGGTGATTGATCAAAGGAAGGTCGCGATTCAGAGTCAGGCTGTAGCTGAGATTCTCGTAGGTCGAAGGGACACTTGCAGTGAACACAGGGAAGAACTGGTTCGTGTTGCTGACCGTGCCGACGTTAACAAGGTAGAAGCAGATGTCAGTCGGCAGATAAGCACTGACGTTACCAGTGATCGTACCTGAAATGCTAGGAATCGTGCCCTCAAAGGTAGTCGAGGTAACTGCACTTACTGTGATCTCTTGGTCAATCGGATCCGTACCCGAGCTACGGCTCGTAATGTCCAAGTAAACCTTCTGCCCGACCTGGAGGTTGTGTCCTGCAGTAATCGTGACAGTAATTGTGGTGCCATTAGCTGAGTAAGTTCCAGTGGTGGCAGATTTGGCGTCGATGAACTCAATCGTACGCTTGGAATACGTCAACCAGATCTCATCGATGTAAGCACCCGAGATCGAAGTGTCCGTGCTAGCAGAGTCAACGTCAAACACCTTGGTGGCGTTACCCACAGCAGAGGGGACAAGGCTCGTACCAAAATCCTGTCCGGAGGCAACGGTCAGCAACGTAGAAGTCGTTGCTGGACGATCCACCATAAGTGGCTGTTTATTTGAACTACTACTTGACACGTCTGACTAGCGAGTTGCGTTAAAAATATTATAGCCGAGTTGGTTTAATCTTTTTTCTTCTTCTCTTCCATGCGCTTACGTGCCTTTGTGACAGCGTCTTTACGCTTCTCCTTATCAGTTTGTTTAGGATCTTTATCAGAACCTTCTTTCTCTTCTTGCTTTTTTTTGAAATGAGCTAACAGCTCAGGTGGCATTTTCTTACCCATGATCACTCCTCCTCTTCTTCGTTTTTATCGACACCAAGTGCCTGTCCAGCCATGCGGGGCTTGGGTTGCTCTCTTATTGGAGTCTGGGGTGCAGCAGCTCTTGCGCGGGCTGACCGCATCTCATCTGTCTGACTATCAGATCGGGTTTTACCCATTTTGACGGTAAGTTAAAGGTCTAAATCGCGGATACCCGCACGCAGCTCGTTGCGTAGATCTGCTCCAGGAGCGTACGGTTCTGGCGCAACACCTGGTTGTAATAAGTTTAAATCTAAAACATCTCCCGCCATGCGCGGCTTTCTTGCCGCAACCTTACCGGACTTAGGTTTAGGTCCGGCTGGAATATCGCGACGTCGAAGGCCAAACATGTAGCCAATATTAGTCCGAGGTTTGACCACATCAAAGAGCTGCTACTGTGAAGTCAATCGTCGCAGCCGTTCCACCAGTCTCACTCACAAACACAGGCCGAATATATTTGACAGGACGCCCATTAACACTATAAAAATAGTTGCCGTTTGCAGTGATCGTCTGATCTGCAATGATGTCAGCCCAGTCGCTGTTATTCAAGCTACCTTGAAGAGCAACTTTCACGTTGGTATTGATAGCAGCAACTTTCACAAACAGCGTATAGCTTGAAGTGGCGAAATAGTTGTTGACTGCAACCTGCACTTCGCTGCCATTACCAGGGGCAGTCAGCTGTGTGCTGGTGTCAAAGATAGTATCTTGAAAATAATTTACGCCTGCCATTGCGCCTGCACGGGTCTTTTATTAAGAATAACAGGGGGAATGCTATCGCTATGTGAGCGTGAAACCTCCCTCATGTAAGCCGGATTGTTGAGCTGATACCTAGGATCTTCCTGTCCTGTGTATGACACCACGAACTGACATTTATCGTGGTTCTCCTGTTTTGCAGTATTGAAAGGATCGCTAAATCCTGCCGTACTCATCTGATAGTCGTTGTACATATTCCTGTACAAGACCGGAAATGACTGACTATATCCAGGAACCTGCGCGAATCGCATCACTCAAAAAACTGAGGAGGGCTCATGGCCTCTGTCAGTGCACTCTGGACGTCAACTTTTGAACCACCTAAAGCGGGACGCAGAGATCTAAACATCTTCAAAAAGTCAAATGCTTTAGGTTCTGTCTTCTTCTCGGTTTTAGCCTCTTCGACAGGAGGCGGTGCCGTAGGTGGAGTTGCCGCCGGGAGCGGCGCAGCGCCACCAGCCAAGGCGCGTTTGGTCGCTTCCTGCGCTTCGGGGAGATACTGTTTGTATGCGCCAGAGGTATAAACCGACCAAGCTCCGAGACCTTGGCGATTGCGGATATCTAATGCTGCTTTGGCGTTTACCGTAGGATTCTTGAGCTCTTCGTTGCTTCTCAATCCGTAACGCTGGCGCCTCTCCTCGCCGAGCTTGTACCCAGGCTCATCAAGCATGTTGATCTGAAACAGACCATATGAATCGTCTGGGTATCTTGGATTATGTGCTTTGGGGTTTAATCCTGATTCTGCAGTAGAGATCGCAATCATTGTCGGAATCTCTGACTGCTTGAAACCAGCCTGATTAAGGATTACTGCTAATTGACCTGGAGTTACTCTTGACACGGTTTCAGCGGTGATTGGTTTCGAGAATGAGGCGGGTGCCAACAGCAACATCAGCAGGGCCAGGAAGAGCTTGGATAAACTCGGCACCTTCACGGTTGAACCTATACCTAGCTTGCTCAGGATTCCTGTAGTTTGGTACATATAAATGCAGGGCCAAACGATCAGTCTCGTATAGATAAATTTGAGTCCAAGTCTTCAACGTATCTTTGAAGTCCGTGGTGGCGATCGTACGGTCGACGTCACCAGCAATTGACTCCACTCGACCACGAGGGACAGTGTTGTTATTAATTGTCCCGGTCATGTCGGTACGCTTCTCAGCTTCGTCGCACCGCTCAACCTGCTCAACGATCTTGCTATACCAATAGGAGTCCTGAACGTTATCCAGAGCTTCTTCTAATCGTGCAATGTCACCGGCAGGCACTGAGGTGAGGTTATAACCTAAATGCCACCGTACCTTTGACTTAATGAAAGTATCAAGCTGCATTAATCAACACCGATGCATTATTGGTACAGCTTTCAGATGCACCAATAACACATTAACACGCGCCAATAATTACTCGACACGCACAAGGTTCTCGCCGAAAATTTGATCCCAATCAACACGCTTGATTGACTTGAGCTGCTCCAATCGCTGGAAACGCTCACCAGGGAGTGACAGCTGAAGATCCTTAATGTCGCGAGCAGTCTTCAATCCGACACCGGGAAGAGCATCCGCGATCTGTCGAGCAGATGCAAGATTCAGATTCACACGAGTGTCAATCGGAAAAGTTTCTTTCTTGGTCGGCTTAGCTGGCTTCACACCTTCTGCAGCCAAAGACTCTGTCAGACGCTCCTCATTGCGTTCCTGCTCCATGGTTGCATCGAGATGCGGAGTCAGATCATCTTCGTCAATATAAAGAACTTCTTCGTTGGCATCGAGACACATCAGAATGCCTTCCCCGTGCTGAGAAACAACCTCAACTAGACCTCCTGTGACACGGTTCTGGTAAAGCATGATTACAATCGATTACTGATATAGCATATCAAAATAAATTCTTGTAGACAATAAAAAAGCGGGCCGTGAAGACCCGCTGTATGAATATCAGAGCGAAATTATCACTCGTCGTTACCGCCCACTTGGGAGGCGAAGTCCAGGCTGCCAACGATGTCCATGAAGGAGGTAGCAGCAGCAGGACGGAGGTAGTTAACGCGGCAGATGATGTAAGCGGCCTTGCCAGCGTCCTTGTCAGCAGAGCTGATGAAGACACCGTCGCCGTCCACGGTGGTGGAGGTCACGCCGTTGACGTTGTACACCTTGAAGGTGGTGTCAGCGGTGACGCGATACATCATGGCGTTTGCAGCGTCCTGGTCGTCGATACCAGCGGTGGTAACGGCGGTCCAGAAGGGTGCTTCTGCCAC